TCGAACTCCTGACCTCCTGAATGCAAATCAGGCGCACTACCAACTGTGCTAATTCCCCGAATAAAAGAATTATATCACCTAATTGGCATTAGGTCAAATAATTCTGGATGAAGTTTCCCATACTTCCGCATAATCTCACCTGCTTTTGCATTTGCTTCATTTTCAGCAGGACTTCCAGGATGTGATGATATTTGCTTACCATCCATAACTTGTTTATAATGTATAAACTCGTGTGAGACAGTTCTCAAAATGTCCATAGGATGGCGATTGACAACACTAATATAGAGTATTTCTCTATTCATCATACCGAAAGCCATATTAGTTTTGGCAAAATCAGAATCATCTATCAGCACATATGGAATATCATACGTCAAACGAATTTCCCTTTTAAGGAAGACAATGAATCTTTTAAGAATAGCATCAAACTGTATTCTTGTAGTTGGTCTTCCTTTTCTTTTACCAATCAAAGACATTTTTTTAAAATATTTATTTTTTATAATGTTGATAATTAAATCCAATATGTGGTCGGTAGTAATCCGGATTCAAAATCTAATATATTTTCTCTAAGTGTCAACAGAATATCACCAGCAATTGACATCCTCTTATAGTTTCTTTTTGATGCTGTAAAGTGTTTGAGATTCCCAGGAAAAATTAAAAGACTTTCATTTTTTGGTTGAACTGCATAGTTTAAACCATTCAATTCGTGGCGATTATTTACAAAATAAAATGCATCACCAAACCATTCATTTTTATTCTCAACAGAAAATAAGAGAGGATCATTCTCTTTTACATCAATATAATAAACAAAACTAATATGAGAACAAGAATGGTAGTGTTTAGGGACATTGAATTGAGTTCCACAAACAGTATACCAACTCTTAACAATATTTAAATTATATAATTCGTGTTGAAAATCAAAAACATTAAGATAATCTTTAACTTTTAATTTTATATCATTAAAAAATGAAGCAAAAGCAGGATCTTTATGAACTAATACTTTCCCATTAAGTTCTCCAGTAATTAGTCCAGTCTCATCATTAAAAGAATGCCCTTGATACAAATCTTTTAGAAGATCGGAATATCCAGGTATTTCGGTTTCAAATACTGTTACTGGTGCAAACTTATGAACTTTCATTAGACTCCTAAAACAGATACAATATTATCATCAATATCCTGAATGACACTACGAATATCAACAATGCGAGGAGGGATACTTACTTCATCATAAGTATATCCCCTCTGTGCATCAAAAAGAACTTGTCGAACAGCAGCAGCAGAACGAACGTCCATTTCAATTGTAACTTTTTTCATCGGTCGTCAGCAGCACGGTTTTCGGAGAAATAAACATCAAAAGCACCTTCAGGATAACGCTTCAGAAGTTTTTGCACATTACGAGCAACCACATCATCGAGTGTAATCTCAAGTGCAAGACATGCTTGGGCAACATACCACATAATATCCCCAAGTTCAATAATCAGATGCTCACGATTGTCTTCATTATATGGTTTTCCTTGAAAAATCATTTTCTTAATAATCTCAAGAAATTCACCACCTTCAGCATTGATACCAACACCAGCAGTTAGAAGACGTTCAATATTAGCACCCTTCTCGTCTAATTGAACCAGACGATCAGAGAGAGCAAGAAAATCTTTGGATGCGTCACTAGTGACCACATCTACAAATTCCGCATACTTATCAAAATTAACGTGTTTGTTTTCCATTAAAATTTAAATCCTTCAAACGATTTTTTGGGTTTCTTGTCTTCATTGTCATTATACTCGTCTTCTTGTCCAGAGTCAAGTATGTCTTTTTGTGCGGTTTGCTCACAGTCATAAAGACGCATTTTGGCACGGTCAATACCTACAATAAACCGCTTGTAGATAGTTGGGTCATTGTAACGATTCTTCAATTGTTTTACCATAATCTGCCCAAGTTGTTCCAACTCTTCAGTGCTAATAAGGGCAAACATAAGATCAGCAGTAGCAGGAAGACCAAAGGACTCGCTAGTATCAGTAAGTTCAACATCAGAAGAACCAAAACCTGAACGAGTGGTCTGAGTAGCGGATACAATCGGGACATTAAACTCAACGGCGAGTCCCCTAAGTTCTTCAGCAATTGACTTGATATATGAATAAGAATTGATAGAACTATTTGCCTTATGCCTAGAGGAAGCACAAATATTAAGGTAATCGATGAAAATAATATCAGGTCTAAATGACTTCTTAAGTGCCAATTCATTAAGAAGTGCTTTAAAGTGTCCACTATGGGCAGAAGCAGTTGGATATTCCTTAATTATAAGAGTTCCTTGTGTTTTTTTAGCAATACCAGTTACCTTATTCTCAAACATTTGACGAGGAAGTTCCATCAATTGCTGAATAGGAACATTTAATAGGTTTGCATCAATTCTTTCAGCAATTCGCTCTTCCGCCATTTCCAACGTAATGTACAAAACGTTCCGTCCTTGGAGCAAGACGGAGCTAGCCACATGGCACATGAATAAAGACTTCCCGACGCCCGTACCAGCAAGAGCGATATTAAGAGTTTTGTTAGGGAGACCACCTTTGGTAATTTTGTTAAAGTATTCAAGATCAAATTCAATTTTGTCTTCTTTTCTGTGGTAAAAGTCATACCGTTCTTCATAATTTTGTAAGTAGTCGTGTCCAATATTATTATCAAAAGACACTGCAAGAGCATCTGAAAGAATACTTGGAATCGCATCACGATTCCTTTTTTCATTATTACCATCAGCAATATGAATAGATTCCATCAATGCCAAATAAATGGCACGATCACGACACCACTTTTCGGTCGTATCAAGCAACCACTGTTTATCTACAACGGAATCATTGAGAGACTTATTAATCTCTCTAATATTTTTAATCTGTTCTTCAGTTAAATCAGTGCGATTTTCTACCTCAATATTAAGTGCTTCGATTGTGATTGCCGAACCATACTTAACAATAAATTGAACAATCTCCTCAAAAATGACCTTTTCGGTCTTTTGCTCAAAATAATCTGGTTGAATGAAAGGTATGACTTTGCGTGAGTAGTCTTCATTAAATACTAAATTTCTGAGAATGGTTGTCTCAATTCGTTCCATAAGAGAATTGTTGTTTCGCGGCAGCATCAAGTTGCTGCATTACTTCTTCAGTAAAATATTGGTCAGGATTTTTTAAGATTTCCTTACCATAAATCTTCTTACCATTAATCTCATAACGCCCCGCAACATTTTTCCACATTCCTGCTTCTTCACCAAGTTCCAAAAGACCATAGTAACGGTCTAGACCTCTTTCATCATAATAAAGACGAACTTCGACTTCTTGGTTTTCTTTACTCAAACGCGACTTAGCAGTCTTTGCTTTGATAATGTTTCCAACGACTTCTGTTCCATCTTTCTCTTTCTTCTTCGACAAATATATGATACTAGAAGCGGCATACTTAAGACCAGAACCACCACCCATTTCTTTTGTAGGAACGTAAGCGCCAATAACATCGTAAGTGTGGTTAGTAACAATCATAGGAATATTTGCCTGCCCCAATTTAAGAGTAAGCATACGGAAAGCACCTTTAACCAATTGAGATTTGGTCATATCACGAACTTGCTTATCATTGAGTGCGTCAGTAATCTCTTTCTCTGTTGAAAGCATACCCAAAGAGTCTAGCACAAACATACAAGGTTTGCGATCTTCGGCAGGTTTTTTCATATACAAGTCTACTGCCTTGAGTGCTTTTCCACGAAACTCTTCAATGGTTACTACATTTACAACAACAGTGCGATTAATATCAACACCCCGACTTTCTAAGAGAGATTTAGTGATAGCAGCCTCAGTGTCAAAGTAGAGACAGTAACCATCAGGATGAGTATCAAGAAAGTTCTTAACAACGGCGAGAGAGAAAAAAGTCTTTCCAGTAGAAGACTCTCCAGCAATAGCAGTAATCTTATTCCCAGATACACCACCAAATATACTACCTGAAACCAGTGCGTTAAAAATGTATGAACCCGTATCAACATACTTTTCAGTCTCATCAATATCTGCAGCAAGTTGAGTGTATTCACCACCAACTTCTTTTACAATTTCCTTAAGAAAGTCCATAAATCACTCAAAAATATAATGTGGATTTTGAGATTTAAAAATCTCTACCTGTTTTTCAGTTTTAAATAACTTAAAGAGTGTTGAATTTGGATACTCTTTGAATTTATATTTTACCTTAATCATTGTATCATTAGTTTCCTTAAGAAAGTCCATAGTTATTTGTTCCTGTTAAAATTAAAAGACCATAATTTATTATACAACTGCTTTTCATCAGTTCTTTTAAGCAACTCAAGAATTTTTTCAAATTCCCGTTCAGTAATTGGTAAATTCATCATACAAAAAATGAGTCAAGACTTGTTGTTTTTTCCACTCTCCACCCAATCGAATCAAGAATTGATTTAAGTGGGTCAATAAAACTCTTCTCAAATTGTAAGTCATAGTCAATGTATTTGTCAAGACCAAGTTCTTTTGGAAAATCTTGAATAAAAGAAATAATGTTTTCTTGAATTGTATTTGGTTTTTTCAAATACACAAACTTAATTTTTTCACCATTACTAATTAAGGAATACTTATTGGTCAGTTTCTTTTCTTTTATATAATGATTATAGAGAAGTGCCCCACGAATATGAATGGGAGTTTTATGAGCGTAAATGGTTGCTGAAGAATGATACTTACGCACATCAGAAGCAGTTCTTGGAAAGGCAATTTGTTCTGGTGGAAGTTTTTTAAAGTCAGAACGACACTTATCAATAAAGTCAATCACCTGTTCTTCAGTTCCACTCATCATCAATTTTAGACCATCCTTAATCATTTGACGACAAGGTGCGGGAGTAGAAGATTTGACTGCTTCAATACCCATCATCTTAAGTTTAGGTTCTTCATAACGAACACCTTCACTGTCCCAGACATTCAAAATGTATCGCTTCTTCGCAGTCCAGATTCCACGCTCAGCAATGTTCTCACGCTTCATCTGCATCTTCTGATCGTAAGCATTCACATACTCAGCCAGTTTTTGGTAGCAACCTTCAATATACTTCTCAAGTTCCACCTGACAGACCTTATCAAGGAACGAAACAATGCCTTGAGTAGTTTTCTCTCTTCCCCTGTATACAGTCTCAACCAGAGGACCCATATTGAGATAAACAGAGTCGGTATCAGAAGCAATAACATAATCTACCTCTTTAGTTTTCAGAACTTTATTTAAATATTGATTGAGTTTATTTTCAATCCAACGAATCGCAACCTGTCCAGACAAAGTAATTGCTTCAGCATTTGCTAGTTTGTAATAACGGAAATACTGATTCCCAATAGCACCATAAGCACTGTTGAGTTGAATCTTTCTTGCCATTTGAATGTTGTTACACCTTGCAATCTCCTTTTCCAGTTCTTTGGTTTTCTTTTTCTCATATTCTTGTTTGGCAGCAAGCATTTTCTTTTTGTAAATGGTGCGATCCTTATAAATCTTATCCATTAGTTCTGGAAGAAATCCACGAACATCTTTACGATACATTGCACCATTAGCACAAACCGCATAGTCCTTATAAAGTTCAAATGTCAATTCTTGATTAAGAATCTTATCAACTGTAACTGTAGGATGTCTATCGTCTATAAGAGTTTCAGGACTCACATTGAATTGCATAATCAAATGCGGATATAGGGAGTTAAGGTCAAAAGACACAACCCAATCATACATTCCCGGAATAGGTTCTTTTACATAAGCACCTGCATATTTTGAATCTTTATCAGAACGTTCTTTAGGAGGAATGACAATATTTCTTTCTTTAAGATAATTGTAAATAATCGTATCCCACATCCTAACCTGCGAAAACACATCAGCATAATTT